GCGGAGCGCACGGATCAGCAGATCATTGTTCGTCCCGGTCATGGCCGTCTCGAGCTCGGCCTTCGGCAGCGGGAACGTCCACAGATTGACCGGGCCCAACCGGAAGTCCGCATCGACGATCGTGATCACACCCATAGCGTCTCTCCTTCGCGGCTACGCGCCGCCGGCGGCGAATTGGACGTCGTGCGCGACGTTCTTCTCGAAGGCTTCCTGCGCGACCTCCAAGGTCGATTCCAGGATGTGCTGCTTGATCGCCACGTAGGGCACGGACACGGCATAGAGCTCGCGGATCGGGAGTTGCGGCGAGCTGCGTCGCAGGCCGCGGCCCTTGCGCAACAGCGGAATCTTGCGGACGAAGATGCCCGTATGGCGTTTCGACTGCCCGATCCGGCTGGCCGGCATGGTCGCGAGAAACGAATGCGGCACGTGCTCGCGCTGCCCCGCCGGCAGGTCGATGACTCGAAAGCGCTTCCCCGTGAAGAGGAGCGTGGCCTCGAGATTGTTGACGGTCGCCTTCTCAATCTTCAAGCGGTCGCGCACGAGGACTTTCATCACCCCGATATTCGCGGCCACATCTCGCGCCGCCTGGGTCTTCGCCGTCGTCATGCTCCGGTTGAGCGCCCGGGCCGTGCCGAGCGAGATCTGCCTGAACACCTTCTCGACGTTGTTCTGCGTGATGGTCACGCCGCCTGCCATTACGGGGCCACCTTGCGCGCGAGCACGATGGCCCGCTCGTCGTCGAGGAAGTCCGTGGCCTCGACCGAGAAGGTGTCGCCGCCGGTGAGCGCGATCCTGGTACCGAGCTTGATCTCGGTCGGGTTGCCGATCTCGGCGAGGATCAGCCCGAAGCGCCGGCGCATCTTCGTCAGCGAATGCACGCCGGGGTTCTCCGGGAAGGACTCGTTGTAGGCGCCGACCTCGAGGACCGTCGTGGTGAAGGTCGGATCGATCGCGCCTTCCGGGACAGTGACGACGGCGGCGATTTTCTCGCCGGCCCCGAGGGCGCCAAAAATGACATTGAGATCCGGACGCACCCGACGCCCCGCCTTAGCGGGCGACGCCGTCCAGCCGGACCTGCCCCGTCGAGCTGGGGTTGTCCGCGACCGCAGCCGCCACGCCAGCGAGCGTGTTGCCGCCCGAGGTCGTGGTAAAGAGCTTCGCCGAGTTGTCCCAGTAGATCTTCGCGCCCTCGGTCCAGGCCTGCGCGCTGACCTTGGCGAGGTCAGCCACGCCGGTCACCAGGGCGGAGAACTTCAGCGTCGCGGCGACGGTCACCGTGGCGACCACCACCAGGGATCCGATCAGGTACGCCGTCCCAGACACCACGCCGCCAGACGGCGCGGTCAGCTCAACGATCTCACCAGGCTCCACGTAGTTGATCATGTGGGTTCCCCTTTATCGCGCCGCACCGTCGAGCCGGACGCGCCCCGTAGTCAGGTTGGTTGCGCTCAGTCCGGAGGCTGGCACGACGGTCACGGTGTCCGTGGTCGCCGTGGCGGTGACGCCGGTCAGTGCGGCGATGGCCGCCGCGAGGTTGGTCGCGGTCACGTCATCGGTGGTCTCGGCCGTGAAGTCCGTCCCTTCGACGAGCACCGTCGCGACCCCGTTGATCGTCACAGTGACCTCGGCGTTATCCGACGCCAGCTGCGCGAAGTCGAGGACCTGGAGTGTCATCCCGACGATCGCGAGATCGGCCGCCAGCGCATCCGTGGCCAGACTGACGACCGCCGCCACGGGCTGGACAGCCACGCCGACGAGCGTGTTGCCCGAGGACTCGAGGGTGAGATTGGCGGGCGACGTGTCCCAGTAGAGCTTCAGGCCCTCGGTCCAGCCTTCCTCAGCGACCTTCGGCAGATCGACGACGCCCATCGGGATGCCGATGAACGGGAGGGTCTGCGCGACGGTCTCGGTCGCAACGACGACGAGGCTCCCGATCAGGTAGGCGCTCCCGGCCACGACCCCGCCGGTCGGGGCCGTGAATTCCAGGACCCCGCCGGACTCCACGAAGGTTTTCATGTCAGGCTCCCTGGCCTACGCGCCCACGTTCTTGTAGGCCGCGCGCCAGTCAGCAGCCTTGAAGGCCACGTCGATCCGGCACCGGAACTCCATGCCGTCCACGGCCCAACCCTCCATTTGGGTGACGACCGGGCCCTGCTCTCCGTCCAGCACCCCGTGATACAGCAGCGGCGCCGACGCCATGTCGGTGGCCAGGTACCACGCCGTCGCGCTGTCGACGTCCAGGCGGGGGTCGACGATCAAGGTCAGCGGCGTGCGGCCACCGGCCGTGAAGGGATTGACGCTCGATGAGATCGCCGGCGTGATCTGGGTCACGTATTGATCCGCAATGGTTTCCTTCCCCGCGGGCACGATCAGATAGCGCGCCGACAGGTTCAGCGGCGTCACGCCGTCGATGCCCTTCTGTTTGCGAAGGGCCGCCCGGCCGACACCGAGCGAGTCCACCGAGATGGCGGTCCCGGTCGAGGTCAGGTTGAAGTGAGGCGCCGCGAGCGCGTTCCCGCCGAAGAGGGCCGAACCGTCCCCCATAAGCGGGTTGGTCGTGATCTGCGCCCAGGCCAGATCGGACTCGATGTCCCGAGCCTTGCGCCCAAACGCGCTCGGCACTTCCCCGAAGGCATTCAGGTCGTCATTGATGAGGGCCTGCCGGGTGATGCCGAATCTCCGGCCGTAGGTCTTGAGCTGAATGACCTCCTTGGCCTCGCCGATGGTCCCGAAGGTGTACTCCCCATGCTCGAGGATCTCGAGCAGGCCCGGCGCGTCACCGACCTGGAGCTGCCGCGATGGCTTGAAGTCGGAGAGGGTGACGAGCTTCGAAAGCGGCAGCCATGTCTGCGGGGCCGCCTCGTAGGCGGCGCGCAGGTTCTTGTTCGCGGCGTCTTCGAAGAGCCCGGGGAAGTCGGTCGTCGTGTGCAGGCCGGACCTGGCCAGGAGGGCATCGACGAGCCGAGAGCGATCCATGCTGGTCGTCCGGACCCCGCGGGCATTGAGGAATGCCCGGCCGATGTCCAGGAGACTCATGCCGCGATACTGACGGCTCTTGTCGTCGAGCTGAAAGCGATCGGGCGCGATGCGATGCAGCAAGGCGCCCTCGATGCCCGCGCGGACATGGATGAGTGGATCGTCGCCGACGATGACGTCGCCAGCCCCGCTCGGCGTGCGTCCCGGGCCGCGGTCATCGCCACCACGCTTCCGCAGCTCATCGAGCACGAGACCCTGGGCCTTGACGAGCGACATGCTTCGGTCACGGATCAGCTTGTCCTCGAAGGACCGCGGCATCTTCCCCGCAAGGCAGGCACTCCGAATGCCCTCGCAACGCTCGTTCTCAGCCGCGGCGCCCTCGTCGCGCTCGTTCGTCTCGGGCAGATCGGCTGCGCGCTCACTCGTGTGCTCGGCGAGGGGGTCGTGCTCCGCGATCGTCTCAGACTGTTCGTTGGGGTCCATGTGTCGCTCCTTCTCAGGTGGGACGATGGCGCACGGGTTCGTCGGCCGCTTGTCGGCGCCTCGCATCTGCGCGCCGGCGTCGGCGCCGATGGGCACCGCCGAAATCTCGAAGGGCTCCCAGTCGACGGCGTGGCGTCGCATCGGTTGCCCGTCGGTCGCTTCGGTCTGGACGTACTTGTGGACCTTGTAGCCCACGCTCACGTTACGGATGATCTTGTCGACGACGTCCTGGAAGATCGGCTCGACGTCCGCGCGGCGCGAGAAGCGCACCGTCGCGACGCCGCGCGTACCGTCCACGGCGGCCGAGCCAGGCTCGACGGCGCCGATCACGTCACGGAGGTCGTAGGTCCCATGCGTGTTGAGGAGCGGGGCGCCAGCGTTCAAGCGATCCATGCGCACGGCGGCGGGCTTGAGCGAGAGCGTCTCCACGTAGCTCGAGCCGGTATTCCAGTCGAAGCGCTGGACGGGCGCGCCGGTCGAGAAGATCAACTCCACCGTGCGCGCTTTGCGGTCGACGGCGCCGATGTCAGCACGGAGGACGAGGGACGGAAGCTCGACGGTCTGTGTGCGCGGGGCCGCTGGGGCCGTGGACTTCATGGGCGCTACCTTGGCACTTCGGGCGGGGTGCTTTCTAGTTCCCTACGCAGATTTTAGTAACCTATTGCGTCGACCCCTCCGGATGCCGACGAATGACCGGAGACCGGGCACTCTCGAGCCAGCCCTTCCGCTGGAGGGCTTCGACGTGGTGCCGGACCCCGACGGGCGAGATGGCCAACTTGCGGGCGAGCTGGTAGAACGTGCAGGGCTTGCCGGTCGCGTGCTCGACCTTGACAGCGACCTGGAGGATCTCGCGTTGCCGAGTCGTCAGGTCTTTCATCCCGCCAGTAG